CCTGTCGCTTCAGAAAATCAGCTTTAAAACGAGACATGAAGGGCACGGGAGCAGATGTTTTGTCTGGCATGGTGAATTTCATATCATTCTTGGCTAAGTAATTGGCCATAGAAACATGATTAAATTCATCATAACCATCACGGACAGATCCCTTTGCGTCATCACCGTAAGTACTAAGTGAGACCAAATCGCGGAATCTTGCCAGACGGCCAAGACGTAAATCTTTCCCAATCTTCTTGCACGTTTCTAGATCGTAAACATCATGAAAAGCAAGACGATGGAGCAAAGAATTAACGATACTGTTAATGTACACAGTCAAATTTTGGCCAGAAGGATTGGTTCCCATGAAACGCATTAATGTTCCATTGTAAGCAACTAATGGACAACAAACGTCATGGGCTATCACTTTCATTCTAGCAAGATCAATTTCTGTGTAATTACCAGACCAGCGAGCTATTTCAATCATAACTCCAAATGCTGCCAATGTAAGTTGGGCAGGCATTCGGAGATCATATTTTGAATAATCACCAGCGATAATTCTATCATCACCAAACATGGCCATGAATTGAGCTAATTCATGCCATTCAGGGCCTTGGCTGTTAATACCAACGGCACATTCGGAAACGAGAGGGTTCAAGGAGAGGAAACGGGCAATAGGAAGAAAGTATTCACGGATAAGAATTTGTAAAGCAATAGGAGCTGCTTGAAAAACTCTAACCTTGTCTTTGGTTAAAAGTGTAGCTTCGTCTTTAAGATTAGCTCCAAAGATTTGATTAAGGAAAGTTCCTTTATCGGCTTTTTCTTTCAATTCCTCGACTAACTTCCATATTTCAGGAGTAAATGTACGAGGACAGGCATGTTCGGCTGTAGGCGGAAGATCGATCAAATGATTGATTTTCGGACCGTGCATTGGAAATCCCATTGAAGTACTAGTTTTCATAGCATCCAAGAAACGTTTTCCATCAGTTCCGGAAACAACTTCTACTTGAGTGAGAGGACGAATGTCCTTCTTCCAAAGTACAGATTGTTTATCGAAATTGATTTTCAAACTACTCAGATAATCTTCAGTGGCATCATCAACTTTTTGAGGGTCGAAGCCAATCGAAGGTTTAGCGCAAACGGATAGCGAGGCTTCCCATGGTTTCCACAACTGAGGATCTGTAGCACCATTGGCTAAGGTAATCGGTTGTTTGAACTTGGGAGGGCCCCAGACATTGGGAACGCCTGTTACTTCCGTAACGATGTCCGATATAGGAGTAGCGATAACATCGGAAGTGTGTGTAGCACGACCGGTAACGGAACCATATATTTCAACGGCGCCATCCTTATCAATAAAACGAGACGGACATTTCCTGTGAATTTCTTTGGAAACGAAAATATTCTTACCAGCAATAACATCTTCTATGTCGCAAGATTGAGGTCCTTCAATGAAGGATTTACTCAATAAAAACAGTTTAGAGATAGCTATTTCGATTTCAGGAGCAAGAACAGCCAGGCCACATCCGCGAGGAGTGCCGGCTTTTCCGCCAATATGAAAACCAATAATACATTTCCTGTCACCCTCGTGGAGGATAGGAGACATACATTGGCCTTAAAGGTATTCATACCAGTCATAGTATAAGTAGATCCATTGGAATAGCAATAACCATTGTCGATTGCACCAGCGAATTGCCACATAATACGAGAATCAAAACGAGAGCCGTCAGCATGTATACCATACATGGTGGCAACCATAGGTTGTGAAACGTATTCGGACATGAAACGTTTGGTGTTATCGCGCAATGGGCCAGTATTAGGAACATAAACAATAACCATATCCATATTGCCTACTCTTTGGGTAAGGGCAGGATTCAAAATGAAACGGATGTGTCTTTTTCCATACAAAAGCTTAGCTTCACTAACTTCTTTGGGTAAAAAGTGGTGAGGAATAGCGATAAGATTTGTTTTCAGGATAAAAGCACCAGAAAAAGAATTCTTTATTTGAATTTGACACATGGATTTGCTGAGCGTAGTTTCGGCTTCAGACATAGTGCCAAAGTGTTTGAAAACTTTGGTAGGTGAAAAAGGTTCGGATTTCCAAGGGCTAACTTCAAGATCGCGTTCTTGGATCTCTGCAATCGATGAGGGATTGAGAGAACCTTGCATAGACATGGAAGCCCTAAGAGCTTGTACCAATTTAGCAGCACTGTAAAGTAAGGCTAAACCGGCAAAAGCACCGCAGGCATAGTTAACATGTTTATCGCGAGCTGAAATAAAAGTCTTATTGAGAATAGCTCGATTTGCAACGAGTTCATCCAAATAGGCATTTTTCTTAGCTTCAACAACACCGGCAAAACATACAACGCCGCAAAGCAAGCATGCTAGTGCCGTGGGAACAGTCAGTGTGGAATGAAATCTATTCGCAATGCCTACACAAGAGGTGGCAATAGCGAAAAAATTCAAAGCATACTGATCGACAGATGGACCGATAATATCACTTCCGGAACATAAAATGGCGGAACGAACGTATTCATTATCCATGAAAGACTCGGGAATCCATGATGTCCAACGGGCATATGGAGATTCTTCAAACCACTTAAAACCAAGTAATAGTGAGTCGACAGCAATGTCTTCCACTTTGGTTTCAGTGTTACAACGAATCTTTTGGAAATTGAGGTCAACTTCCTTAGCTTTCTTGGTAATCATGCTAGCTAATCTTTCTCCATAGTGAGGGGTTAA